TAAATTAATTTAATATCATAGCAATTTTTTCTTGACCTCAATGATGTAAATGATATTAATATGACAACAAATGAATAACACATTGAATAAAAAACTGTTGGAATACTCTTTAAAATCTGGTTATAATGATGAGTTTATAAAAGGGTATATGAAAAGGAATAATTTGCTACCAAAGGAATTTACTTTTAGAAAAGAATCATTAGATTTAATTCTAAAAAGATATAATAAAAAAATTATAGATTTTGTCAGAGATACTTATTTACCAAAAGAACAAAAAAATAAACTAGCTCAAATTTCAAAAATTTTAAATCCTAAAAAAAATGCACCACACTATTATACTATAAATGATTTAGCTTATGATCTTAGTACATGGATTAATAATTTTAATACTTCCAATGTTTCAATTACACCTCAATTTTTTATGGGTGAGAATGTTCAAATAGAATGTATAGGTGAGCTTTTTGGTAATGGACAGATAGGATTACATAAAGCTAAAGATCGTCATAAAATAAACATACACCCTAAATATGCTTCTTTCCAAGCTATTGAGTGCCAAACAGAGCATAAAAGAGGATTGATGATGTTATTTCAACCCACAAAAAATATTGATCGTAATGTTAATAATCGTTCAGCAATTTGCCAAGATAAAAAAACAAAAGTTATTTGGTTTGGATTTTTAGAACCACAATCAAATGGTAAATATAATATTTTAGATAAATCCCAATCTACAGGAAAAACAATCGGCAAATTAGCTGAAAATATCCAATTATCTTGGTGTGCTGAAGTAAAAGCTGCCTATTATCCCAACATTTATAACATTTAACACCAGAGCAATTTACTTGCAATCAGATTGACAAGGTGATAATGATTTGTCTATATGGCAAATCACATAAATGTAATTGGTGAAAGTTATAAAAAGTTTGGATTAAAACATACTTCCAAATCAACAGCTTGTCTGCCACACACAATAAGATTTTTTAAAAAACATATCCTTACCCCAAAAGAAAATTCAGAAATATCTAACGCAAGTTTTTCAGGTGGAACATTAATTCATTTAATTGTTCAAGACAGTTTAACTAAAGGAATGAAAATTGCAGAGGTAATTAAATCAGAAAAAATACAAAATAAAATAAATGAGTATGAGCCACTTGATGAAAAAGATAAAAAGAAATTTGAATTTATAGTTAAGTCTGCTCAAGAAACTGCATTAAATCATTTAAATAATATTGCAGAGTTAGGTGGTCAAGAATGGAAAGATGAAATTGAGCAAGTATTATGGACACCACCAGTAAAAACATATTGGTTAATGTATATTGATCTTGTTAGTAAAGATTTATTAGGAGATTTAAAAAATAAATTTGGTACTGCAACATTAACAAAAACTAAAGGTTGGACTTATACTAATGTTAAATGTCCTGATAGACCTTTTTATTCTGATGTTCAGCAAGTATCTCTTTATCAAAAAGCCACAGGGTTAAAACCTTTTTTAAGTTACGCAAGTAATTGTGATCGTAAATTATTTACACAAGAAAATTGTGAGGATCTATCCCAAGAAAATTTAGACAAAGCTCTTAAAGAACTAATGATTTATGAGATCGCATGGGAGAAAAAATTAGAATTAGCTGATGGTGATTTAGATACTTTAGCTTGGTTATGTTGTCCAGATTTTTCAGATATTAAAAAAAAATCATTCTGGTGGACAGGAGTTGCCAAAGAACAAATTGATAGGTTGTTAAAACATTATGAGTGATATGGGAATTATAAAACCTTTAAGAGATAGAGTTAGAGATTTGGAAGTTATTAACGAAGCTCATCAAAAAAAGAATGGTCAGCTTAGAGTAGAGATTCAAGACAAAGATAAATTAATAAAAGAATTAGAAGAAAAAATAAACAACCCAACCAAAAGAATGAGAGAGCAAGGAGAACTATGAAGAATGGATTAGCAGAAGCAATAAAGAAATTTAGAGATAGCATAGATGATAAAGACTATGCGAACTTGGGAGCAAAAGGAAAGTATCTTACAGTTCCATATAGACTTAAATTTGTTAGAGATTTTTTTGGTGAAAGAATGTCTATTCAAACTGAAAGCACAGAACTAGCCAATGGTTCTCATAAGTTTAAAGCAAACATTTATATTGATGACAAATTAGTAAGTGTTGGTGAAAGCAAACAAATGAAAAATGCTGATAAAGAATTTGAAAAACAACAAACAGTTTCTATTGGTAGAGGTCTATCAATACTAGGTTTCTTTGGTGATGAATTAGCAACTGCTGAAGAAATGGAACAGTTTTTAAAACCACAAAAAAAAGAATTACCAAAACCTAAAACAAATGGCAAAACTAAAACACCAAAAATATTAGCTGATGAATGGATTGAAGTATTAAAGAAAACTGCAACTCATTCTGTATCAGTTGGTAAATTTGAACAAAATTTAAATCCTCTAAGACAAGAGTATTTATCTGATCTCAAACAAATAAATTCTGATCTTATTCAGCAAGAAAGAATAGACCAGGAATATATTTCACTACAAAAACAAATAACAACTAATAGGACAAAATAATATGAGTGATTACGATAACACAGCAGCATTATGGAAAAGACAAGCAAGAGATACTGATGTTGCTGGTAAAAAATACCCACACTACAATGGAAACATTACAGTTGGTGGCAAGAAGATGAATTTAGCTGCATGGCTTAACACAGAAAAAAGTAAAGAGGGACAACCAGATATTTCTTTAAAGATTTCTGAGATTGCTGCTAAAGAGGAACAACCATTTTAATGTCTGAAAGTATTAATCCCAATCATTATAAAAAAAGTATTGAAACTTATGATGCTATTACTAGCCAGTTATCTCCAATGGAGGTGATTGGCTATCTTAGATCACAAATTATGAAATACACAATGAGAATGGGTGAAAAGCATGATGGAACAATTGATGCCTGTATTATGGATATAGGTAAAGCCGATTGGTACACAAACAAATTATTAAAATATTTAAATGATTTAAAAAAAAATAAATCATTTTTTGGTGAGCCTGACAATGTTGCCGAACTATTTAAGAAAGACAAATAATGAACAATGGAAATGGAAAATATATTTATTTAAGTGAGCCAAAGCTCAAGACACTTAAATTTATAAAGAACTATATAAAAAAGCATAACTTCTCCCCTACTTTTGCTGAGATTTCTCAATCTATGAAATGGTCAAGAGCTAGGTCTGGCAAGATAGTTAGTGAATTATATGACTTAGGATTTATCTCAAAAGGTATTTCAAGCCATAGAAAAATAGAAATGACTACTGAACAAATGGGATCAGTTGCCAATCTAAATGTAAATAAATCATACCCAATACAAAGCAACGCATGAATGTAATTAAAGAAAGTTTTTTTGAGGCAAGTTTTAAAACAATAGAAGAATTTGATAATGCGGAAATAGCTGCGTCATCTAATGTAAGCGATAATGCTGAACTAAAGATTATGGATATTAAATTAGAAAAATCCTTAATCAAAACTAACAATGAGGAGCAAGATGAATCCAAAAAAAATATTGGAACTCAAGCTACAGCAAGAGAGGACAGCTCAAAAGATGCACAAGCACAAAAATAATTTTGAGAAATGTAAGAATAGGATTGCTGAAATTAGTTCTAAAATTTTTGAAGAAGAATCTAAAAGAGAATTTAGAATTAGCTCTTAATTAGATTTTTCGCATGAATAGTAGAAGTTGTAATAAACTGACTAGGGATTGTATGCTTAAAAAAAGGAAAGGAAGAAAATGAGTAGAGCAAAAGATAAAATATTAAACAAAACGATTGGACAAAAAATTAGAGAAGCAAGAATGAACAATGTTGTTTATGACAAGGAAATTGGCATGGAAACAGATGGAAAATTCTTAGGCACTTACAAAGCTAGAAAAATGACAATAACACAATCTAAACTTGGAAAAGCATTAGGTGTAACTTTTCAACAAATTCAAAAATATGAATCAGGTCATAATGCACTTAGTTCAATTAAACTTTTAGAAGTAAGTAATTTTTTTAAAAAGCCACTTGAATATTTTACAAGTGATGCAACAGAATTATTAGGTAAAGTTAAA